AACGATTTCTTCGATGCACTGACTAACTTCAGGCACAATAGCAATTTCTCTATACTTATTGATGTATTCTGCTTCAGTGCGCGCAGATGCATCAAGTTGCATAGCATTGATTTGTGGAGAGATGAAACCTGGAGCTTGTATAACGGAAACAGCGCCATCACTAGAATCAGGGCTTACCGGTGACATGTCGCGTTCTTCTTCCTCGCGACCGAAATGGACACCGAACAAAGTAAATCCACCTGCCATAATTATTCCTCTAGAAACACAGTATAGATGTATTTAACGGAGTGAAAAGAAAGGGGACCGAAGTCCCCTTTCAAATACCTTACCTAAGATTAGGCGGTAGCACCTCTTGCAGAGATCTTATCGGTTACGAAGTAATCCATGCGAAGGGTAGCATCGAACTCAAGAATCTGGTCGTTTGCATCCCATGCAAGTTCTACAGTACCAACGTTGACCGGCCAAACATTCTTCAGAGTATAAGTCTTCAGAACTTCGCCTTCCTTGCCCATCAGCTTAACCTTGGCTTCACTGTAAACAGCGGTACCACCAATATCAGCGTGAGTTGTTGTGGAAATATCCAGACGGGATAGGCGGTCAGACCAACGCTCGAAAGCGTTTCTTACAATCATGTCTTCACCACAATATACACGAACGTTCCAATCGTCGAACGTACGGTCGCCGGCGAATGATACGCGGCGACCGAAGTACGAAAGATCAACTGAACCAATAGTCATGCCAGGAACAGAAGCAGCGCGGCAGGTAAACTTGAAAGTTTCTGCGGCGCCACCTGCGTCTGGGAAAGTAATGGTTACTTCGTAGTTATTAGGGCGAGCACCACCGTTCTTGATCTTGGAACGGAATTCAGCAGCATTAAAAGCCATTTAGTCTCTCCTATTACACTGTGCCAACAACTTCAGTGAACGATACGGTTGGACCGACCGCTACGAAGTCAAGGCGAATGAAGTTAATGGAATACACTGGCTGAACGTAGATTTGACCAACGAATCTGTTAGCAGCAACAACAGCAGGAGTGTTAACTCTTTCGTCTGCCACAACAGCATAATCAGTAATACCACGACGACCCTTAACATCACGCAGGAACGGCTCAACAATCGAGACGAAACGGTTTTGCGAGAATTCGTCGTTGAACTCGAACAGAAGTTCACGAGCAGCACGGGCGATGGTTGTCTCAAGAACGTTGAACAGACGACGTACGTTAATACGGCTGAAAGCGGAGGTGCTATCAAGCAGAGTCTTATCACCGAACATTGTCGGGCCAAGGCCTGGGAAGTCAGTTACTGGGTTGATGCCAGATGTATACAGAGCGTCACGTTGCTCAAGAGTCGGGCTCCAAGCAAGCTTAACTGCATTCTTGATCAGACCACGTTGTGGACCACCAGCAGAATACCAAGCTTCGCGTTCACGGTCAACACGGGCATAAAGACCAGCGTGATCACCGTTTAGCGGTACCCAACGGTACACACCATTGTACTTATCGAACATGTACTTCCAACCTGAGTCCATTGCGGCGAACGAAGTCGACGGAAGGTTATCACGGTCAGCCTTGATGTCATTAACTTCGCCATTGCGGTTATTAACAACCGAAGCAAATTGCGGAGAAACGAATACCATTGTGTCCTTGCGGATTTCAGCAATGTTCTGAATGATGTAGTTAGCAAGAACAGCATCGTTAGAAGTAGCGTCACCAGAGATTAACAGAGGTGCATCAACTTCTTCTGCGTTCTTGAACAGTTCATAACCAGCGATGTAGTCATCTACACCTAGGTCATCAAAACCATCTACACCGCCAACGAATTGAACAAGAGCAACCTTCTCACCAGAGTTAACTGTAAGAGGATCAGCGCCGCCAACACGAACGAATTGAGATTGCGTATTGATAACGTCTACGTAGTAAGAACTTGTTCCGTCTTCATACTTTGCACCGGCAGTCAAAGACATGGATGCGAAAGTTTCAAGGATCTCACCGGCTTCACGAGTAAACTCGCCACCCTTGTCAACAACTACAGCATGGATCTTGCCAGAGACAGGAGCCGAACCGAAGGAAGAAGCATACGCCCAACGACGAAGAACTGTCGTAGGAGTTGCGGAACCAACATAGATTCTATCAAGTGTAAGTTGAGCAGCAGCGACAGCGATAACTGTATAGCGTACACCATCTACGACTAAAGCATCACCAACATTAAAGTAGGCGGTTAGAACTTCAGCGGCATCAGGAGTATACGCAACAAGATTGCTGCGAGGCGAAACGGCGAACGTGAAGTCGCCTGGAAGGGCGGACTCAAATTCAGCAGCAGATGTACATGTTGCAACAGCAAGAGAATTACCAAGCGCACCTGGGAATCTAGCAACATAATGAATAGCCGAAAGGCCAACAGCTGATTGATCGTATGCGTCATCATTAAGGATAGCAACGGCGGTTCCCGAAGAAACAGCATTCTTCATATCAGCAGAGTTACCAATACGAACTACGTTTGCACCAGAAGAATATGCAAAGAAAGAAGCAAGAGTTAAGAAGTCAACTGCGTTTCCTGCAGAAGGAATACCGAACTGTACAGCCAGGTCGTCTTCATTAGAGACAAGTTGGCGTTGAAGTACTGGACCCCAACGGAATTTGCCTGCAAACGATCCTAAGCTGGAGACTTGCTCTTGAGCGGTTACGGTTAGATCAATCTCTCTAACGGTAATCGAAGGTGAAATACCAAATGACA